ATTTTGTGTCTTTACCTAATGCGGGCATATATTTTTCTCCTAGTTATATTGAGCAGAAACTGAAACATTTACTTTCGTTCCTGCGCCTGTAACTAGAACATACAATCCATCTGCAACTAATACACCATGCATATCAAAATCAAGATTTTGTCTGGCTTCCCCAATAAATACACGATGTATTAATTTACCATTGAATGCACTAGCACCATCACCGTCAATAAAATCAACAGTCATAGCAGTAGTTTGATTATTGCTAACCTTTATAGAAACAATTTTTTGTCTATCACTAATTAACTGTACTGCTTGTCTACCTGCTGTACCATTAATAGTTGCATCACTACTTGCTGTTGCAAACGTATGTACCTTAGTTCCTAACGCTCCACTACTCATTACTTCAGTCCTCCCTCACGATTCTCACATCACGCTGTACTTATAATAGTTCGGAATCAGTTATTTTCTTTTTTATCGGAGAAACTTTTTCCTTTTTTATTTCTGGTATTGTTGGTTTTTCCACAATAACTTCTTTCTTAATTTCTGGTATTTTTGGTAGTATTGATTTCTTTTTTGTTTTAGGTTTAAACATTCTATCTAATGTTTTTTCTAGTGTTTTACCCCCAAACTCGTTTTGTAGCCACTCATATTGGCGGCCACTACACTGTGTTAGTGTAGCCTTATCTGAAATGTCGAATGTGATTTTAAAATCTGTGTCGCCCAGATATACTAATGCTAATTTTGCATCTATGGTCAATGTTTCACCTGGAGATATTGACCCTCCTTTAACTAATGAACGTATAAGTTCATTTCCTATATATTGTAATTTTGCCATATTTTCACCTTGTAAGGTCGTAACCAATGGCCTCCCAATTAAGGGAGACCAAAGGCTACATTACTACTCATTTCAGAGTATTCCATAAACACGAAGTCTAACCATACCCTCATTAGCAGTACCGCCTTGTTCTGCGCTACCTGCATTTAGGGCAAGTTTAAAACTTGTACCTGTTAAATAACTGCCTGTCGCAAGAAGCACTACTGATGCGGTGTGAGTTAATTGCTCACAACCTGTCACCAATACAGCGTTAATGCGGCTTAAACCAAGTTGAGCAGCCGTTATAGTTACTCCACCTGCTTCGTATTCAGTTATATCTACTAAAGCATCCACAAGGTATTCATCACCATGTACTCTTGGTGTAGTCATACCTTTATGGTCTGCTAAAAGGGTTACAGTACTTGCCATACTTAATCACCTCAAGCACTTGTTATGTTCGTAATTTTTCCTTGTCCCTTAAAGAAAGAGCAACCAGTTTCAGCAATTGTTCTGTACATTGCTTGGTTTCCTAGTGTTCCAACTCCGAATGGGTTTCCGTTATCAATTCCATCCTCAAAGTATTGGGTTGGTTTCAAAACAGATAGCCATAGATGGTCTGTATCAAGAATAAGCATATCGCTTAGTTTGTTTGAACCATTTCCGGTTTTAGGCATGTCTTTACAAGGTATCAAAGGTATATCGTAGTAAGTAGCAACTCTAAATCCTACTTCTGTACCCTTTACTCCACGAACACCGCCATGTGTTGGTATTATTTCTTTTCTGTCTAAGAATCTTTCTTGGCTTTGTAGCAAGTCACCTAGATGCTGAATAGTATCATATCCAGTTAAGATAACTTTAGGGCTACCACCGTTTTCTCTTAGAGACCTAAGCATACCGTTTAGTATAGTTAGGGTCAATGGTCTAGCATTACCAGATGTATAGTCTACTCCATAGTCTACTTGTGCATCCAAGAATGAAGCATTTGCTGCTCCACCGCTTAGTTGCCTGTCGGTGTTACCATACAGTTTAACAAGTTGGTCTATCAAAACAGTTGCTGATGAATCATCAAGCATTGATGCTGCTTGCATGTCATGTAGTTCTGCTGATGAAGATACAATCTTCATTAGAGAAGTATAGTTTGCTGTTGCATCAACCTTCTTACTTACGTCATCTGAACCATCGTTAGTTACGTCATAATGCTCAAGAGGCATTAGTAGCATTTTATTCTGAACTTCAGCATGGTGTTTACCCATGTCTTCACGAATCAATGCTCTTAAGTCGCCTACTCCATCGTCAATCTTAGCCATTTCAAGCGCAAGTTCTGAAAACTCAAACATATGAGCAACAGTTTTTGGGCTTGTAAACAGGGTTGTATAACTTGGTGCTATTGCTACCAAATCAGTTCCTAGTTTTGCATTCTCCGAAACTCCACCAATTTTATCAAATCTAGGTGTTGCTCCACCAGATGCGTTTGCACTAGCACCAGTATTTGCAGCCGAAACTGAAAAGGTACTACCTGAACCACCCTCTGGTCTGTCAGTCATTATTCTCCAACCGCTTGAAGTATAAGGTCTCTTAGGAAGCATTGCTAATGCGTTAACTTCTTGGTTAAGCATAGACCATACTTTCTTTCCATATACTAGGTTGTAAAGGCTACCTATACCAGTAGCAGCAGTTGTTCCTGTTCCTAATGATTCAGCACCTCCATGTCCTGTATGTAGTCCTGCAACTGCACCTACACTCTTTAACAGCGAGTTACCGCCTAATCCACTTCTACCACCATAGGTAGATGCTTCCAAATCCTTCATTGTTTTAATATAGTTCGTAGCCATAATTAATTACCTCCTTCATATTGAGCCATAAAGTTGAGAACATCTCCCCAACTCATTTCAGCAACATCTATTTCTGGTACTGCAATGGTTTGAGATTTAACGATTTCATCGTTTCGCTCAATAAGGCTCTTTCTAAGGGTAGCAAACTCCTCTCTTAGTGTTTCAACCTCGTTCTTTGCGTCATATTCACTCTTTGCTACTGCACTTTGTCGTGCAGATGTTTCATCAACGAAGCGAGACTCAAACTGCTTCTTTAATGAATCGTATGCCATCTTTTCAAGTTGTTCTGCCTTGAACGCTTCATACGCTTTTTCTACGTTTTCAGTAGACAGGTCTAGTGTAGAAAAATCATCGTTTTTCCACTCTTTATATAATGGGCCAACCTGTGGTGCTTGTGGGAGTTTCTTTCCTTGAGACTCCTCACCCATTAATCCGGCTTCAACAAAACCTTCTGGCCCGCTTCTTCCTTTTTTCTCACTGTCGAGGTCTCCGTCTTTTTCCATAGACATTGCTTCTTTTTCCTCGTCCATACTACCCATTGCTTCTTTTTCATCATCAGCAGCAGTATCCATATACTCTCCTGCCATTGCTTCTTTTTCATCAGCATCATAGGTCTTTTCTTTTTGTAGAGAATCAACTTGCTTCATCAACTCATTTATCTCTACCAATGTTTTTTCCAATCTATCACTCATGGTATCTTTCTCCTCCTTTAAAATATCAAACTTTGCTTCAGGGTTAATACCCTTCTCGCAGATTGTTACT